TAGGTTTCATAAATGCTATTGAGCAAGACATGGCACCATTTGGTTTTGTGATTGATGGATTGGAAGATTTTGAAGAGGTTGATAATAAGGGTGATAGATGGAAGAAGGCAGATGAATATGGTGACAGGTCATTTATGTGGGAATACCATTTATGAAACCTAGATGCCTTGAAGATAAATTTTTAGGATGGAGTGCTACTGGTGAGTTGCTTCCATGTTGTTGGTATGACAATCCAAATAAGGAGTATATCAAAGATTTATTAGATGAAAAATTTAAGATATCATATGATAATACAGTTGAAGATGTATTAAATTCAAAAGAATGGAAAGATTTTTTTGACAGAGTGAAGAACGATCCTGATTCTCTTCCTCCTATTTGCCATAGGTATTGTGGATAAATTTTATGGCATAAATTTAGACATCACGTATATTTGTTCTTTAAAATGTGCAGGTTGTGCACGACAAAGATATACAGATGGTCTCAATGGGTTTGAAAATCATGTGACAGGAGGACCTGTGCCAGGTAGGCATATGACAATGGAAGAAATGGATGTGATAAGTGATTATTTTCAAGGCATAACTTTTTGTGGCACTCACTCCGATCCTCAGTTTCATCCACAGTTTCATGAGTTTCTTCAAATGTGCGTTGATAAAAAGAAAACTATACAGGTTCATGTAGCAGCGACTGCAAGAAAAAGTTCATGGTTTACTAAAGCATTTCAAATATCAAAAGGAAATGACGTAGAGTGGGTTTTTGGTATTGATGGTAAACCAGAGGATAGTCACATATACAGAAAGAATCAAGATGGTAGGTTTTTGTACAACATGATGATAAGGTGTGCATCTTTAGGGATCAAAACAACATGGCATTATATCATATTCAATTACAATGAACATTATATTGAAGAGTGTGAGAGAGATGCAGAGAAAAGAAATATCAGTTTTGTAAAAATAGAATCATGTAGATGGTGGACAGAGGATTTACTACAATTAAAACCCAATTCTTCATACGTTGATGTAGGTAAGTTGGGTAAGAAAAGAAGCAATAGTATTGTTAACAATAAATCAAGATTGATATAATCGCACGTTTTTATAAATAATTTCAGTCTAAAAAGAAGGACCCATAGGGAGTTAGAATGGCATTAAGACTTGCATCTCCAGGTATTTCAGTTAGAGAGGTAGACCTCACAAGAGGAGGAGTGGATTTCACTCTGAATGTTGTTGCAGGTATAGCTGCTCCCTTCGCAAAGGGACCTTGTAACGAGATCACCAGAGTAAACAATGAGAATGAATTAGTTGAAATATTTGGTAAACCAGGCGTGGGTACCACAGATTATCACTATGAAACGTGGTATGCAGCATCCAATTTCTTATCATACGGTGGTAAGTTAGACGTTGTAAGATCAGTGGGTGGTGACCTCAATACAGCAAACGCTGCTGTTGGTTCAGCAAGTATTACTCTTCTACTCGAAGGATTAGAGGATTACAATAATAACCAAGCAAACGATACGACATGGTATTTTGCAGGTAAAAATCCAGGTCACTGGGCAGAAAATATAAAGGTAGCGGTGATTGACAATGCTGCCGATCAAATTATCACACCAACATATGAGGGTAGTGATACTGCTGCTGATATTGACATTGGATTTGGTGTACAACAGAACTTGACAGGAGTCACTGTTGGAGTTGGTACAACCTCTGCTGCATCAGGTGTTCTAAAAGGTGTAGTTACAGGTAAAACAGCAACAACAATTGACATAAAGGTTGTCAGCACAGTCATAAGTGGCGTAGAAAAATTAGTTGACTATCAACCAAACACACAGTTTGAATTCAAGACAGGTTCAGCAATTAGTTTCATAAACAATAGTGGATCTGCTGTAGCGTCGAGTTCAACAATCACATCTGCTGACTGGTACAATAGTCAAAATATACTTACAAGTGTGGCAGACGGTGGTTCTGACTTCTCCACTGTTACATGGAGATCTGTACTCAACAAACCACAAACAAACAATTATGTATCCAGAAGAGATGGAGACAACGATGCTATTCACGTTGTTGTTATTGATGCTGGCGGTGGAGTCACTGGAGATGTCGGACAAATTTTGGAGAAGTTTCCAAACTTATCCAAGGCGAAAGATGCTGTAGCGTCTGGAAGTAAATCTATATTCTATAAAGATTTCTTAGCAGAAAATTCAGAGTTTATTTTCTCTGGACAACATGTAACTGCAGCAGACGACGCTCATCATGGCACACTTGTTTTACCAGGTGGTTTAGGTGCTGCTTCAAGTGGATTCTCATCAATCACAAGTGCTCAAGGAGCATGGGGTCAGGATGCTAAGAACATCAAGTTCAGTTCAATAGGTAATCAAGGTTACTCACTCACAGGTGGTCTTGATTACACTGGTGTGGGAGTTTACAACCCACCTTTAGGTGACATAATTACAGCATACGATAAGTTTTCAGATCCTATTGACAGTGACATCAGATTCTTACTGCAAGGTGGATGTTCTGGAACAAAGGAAGAGGAGCAAGCAAAAGCGAACAAACTTATACAATTAGCAGAGGGTAGAAAAGATTGTGTTGCGGTGATATCACCCAACAGAGATTCTGTGGTGAACGTCACAGATTCTGCAACTCAATTATCAAACGTCCTGTCATTCTTTGGACCTCTTACGTCATCGTCATACGTGGTATTCGATTCTGGATTCCAGTATGTGTATGACAGGTTCAATAAGAAATTCATTTACATGCCTACCTCTGCAGACGTAGCAGGTTGCATGGTAAGAACAGACAGAGATTTCTTCCCATGGTTCTCACCTGCAGGTACGACCAGAGGTGGATTGAATTTCGCAATCAAACTTGCATTCAATCCTGGTAAGGATGCTAGAGATCAGTTGTATTCAAATAGAATCAACCCAATCACATCTAAACCTGGTGACGGTATTATATTATTCGGTGATAAAACAGGTTTATCATTTGAGAGTGCGTTTGATCGCATCAACGTGAGAAGACTGTTCATCACAATTGAACAAGCAATTGAGAACGCTGCGAAGTCAGTACTATTTGAACTCAACGACGCAGGTACAAGATCAAACTTCATCAACATAGTCGAACCATTCCTAAGGGATGTTCAGGCGAAGAGAGGTATACAGGACTTCCTCGTCATATGTGATGAAACAAACAACACACCAGATGTTATTGATCGTAATGAGTTCCTTGCTGACATCTTTGTGAAACCAGCAAGATCAATCAACTTCATTGGTCTAACATTTGTTGCTACAAGAACTGGAGTTTCCTTCAGTGAAGTTGTAGGAACTGTGTAATAGGAGACCCACACAATTATGGCATTAAACAGAAACATTTTTTCGGTTCCCAACAACGAAAGATCAATTGATTCATTCAAGGCAAGACTTGTACAGGGTGGTGCTCGTCCTAATCTCTTTGAGGTTGAGATGGACTTTCCCTCAGGAGTTGGAATCTTTGATGATGAGATTGAAAACACAACTCATCGAATGATGATCAAGGGAGCACAATTACCTGCATCAAACATACAGGAAGTTGTTGTACCTTTTAGAGGTAGACAACTGAAAGTAGCAGGTGATAGAAGGTTCGACCCATGGACAATCACAATTATCAACGACGGTGATTTCAAACTTAGAGAAGCATTTGAAAGATGGGCAAACTTTATCATCAAAGTATCTGACGGTTCTGGTACAATCACACCAACAGATTACTTTGCTGATTGGGTTGTCAATCAACTTGGAAGAGCAGACACAGACATAAATGTACGAGGTGATCAAAGTGCTGCTAAACTTCCTGTATTGCGAAGATATAAAATGCATGGTTGCTGGCCTTCTGTCGTCAGTCCTATAGAATTATCTTACGATACTGCAGATACGATTGAAGAATTCCAAGTTACCCTCCAAGTCCAGTGGTGGGAAGCATACGATGGCAGAAACAACGATTCTGTGGTATAATACATAGAAGAACAGGAAAAATATTATGGCAAAACTCTTTGGGTTCTCGATTGAGGATCCCAATGATAAGAAGAAGAAAGGTGTAATCAGTCCA